TGTGCATATAGACAATACAAGGCGGATAGTCATTGTAATGTTATTCATGGTTATAGTTTTACTATGAGATTCTTTTTTGGTACAGATCATTTAGATGTTAGGAATTGGGTTGCAGATTACGGTGGACTAGGTGAACTTAAAAGTTTCTTAGAGGAGCAATTCGATCATACATTATTGGTAGCAGAAGATGACCCAGAAATGGAACTTTATAAACAGTTACAAGAACGTGGTATTGCAAAACTCACCGTATTACCAAAACTTGGATGCGAAGGTCTTTCTTCTATGTTATACAAATATATGAATGGAATCTTCATTCCCGATATGTGGGGAAAGGCCGAAGCTGAAAGGCTCTGGTGTTATAGAGTAGAAGTACGTGAAACAGAAAGCAACATGGCATGGCGTGAAGGTCATAGAGAATGGAATGAAGATTTATTCGACGTAGACGAATAATGATTACGGTTTATAAAGATGGAACAGGAATTCCAGAAGTCATAAAAGAATTACAAAAAGGTGAGAGAGAATTGAAAAAAGAAGAGAAAAGAATTGTGAAAAAACTTAGACATTCTGAAATGTTTTATAGCATTCAGGGCGAAGGAAGATTTGTAGGAACACCGAGTGTATTTTTAAGATTATTCGGGTGTAATTTTGAGTGTCCTGGATTTGGACAACCCAGAGGTCAATTAATTCCACGAGATGAAATGCCTTGGAAAAAACTTGATGTTAGTCAGTACAAGAGTATTGAAGAATTACCTGTAATGAAAATAGGATGTGATAGTTCTGCAAGCTGGGCAAAAGAATATATGCATCTATCAACATTTGAAGAGGCTGATGTAATAGCTGAAAAACTAATAGATCTTTGTCCTGATAAAAAATGGTATTATGAAGATAATAAACAGGATATTCATTTGGTGATTACAGGCGGCGAACCAATGATGTGGCAGAAACAATTGCCAGATTTATTAGGTCATCCTTCATTTAGACATATTAAAAATATTACATTTGAAACAAATAGTACATTTGCTTTAACGGATGAATTTCTTAAATGGTTACATGAGTATAGTCTTTATGATCATCATATTACGTGGTCATGTAGTCCAAAATTAAGTATAAGTGGTGAATTGGGTTTTAAAGCAATTAAACCTGAAAATTGGCACCAATATAAAGAAGTACAAAATTCACATTTGTATTTAAAATTTGTCGTTCAAGATGAACAGGATATTGAAGAAATTAAACAAATAGAACTTAAATACACACGGTGGGAAGATTATATAGATATTTATTTAATGCCAGTTGGTGGAACATCTGAAATGTTAGAAAATACAAAATTTAATGTTGCTGAAATGGCAATGAAACATGGCTTCAAATATTCCCCCAGATTACATGTAGATTTATTTGGAAATAAATGGGGAACTTAGATGGAATTATGAATTTATAATTTTCCTAAATAATGTATAAGGAGAAATTATATGGCATCCATTGTAAATATATTTGCAGATCAAGGTTCTGATTATACTTTATCATTGACAGTTAAAAATGATAGCGGCGGCTCAACTGATTTAACAGGCTATACGGCTGAAGCTTATTTTCAAAAGTGGACCGGTGCAAGCAAAGTATATAAATTTACCACAACTATAACAAGCCCGACGACGGGAGCAGTACAGTTAAGATTATTGGGTTCCGCATCCGATGATATTCCTTCCGGCCGTTATAATTACGACATTGTTATTCATAATTCTGAATTTGATATAACCAGGCGCGTGATAGAGGGTTCATTAGTATTAAGACCCACCGCAAGTCCAAAAGGCGCGACTTTACTAGAATCCGGCAATAAACTACTTCTTGAAGGTTAAAGATGACTCTACTGTATGAAGACGGGCGACAAGGGGAAATCAATTTAATTGCTTCACAAGATAATATAGTTCATTTAGGTAACGTTGATTTTGAAAATTTAACAGTTAATCTAAAACCTAAAGTAGTCGGTGCCGGTGAAAAAGCTCCCTCATTAGGTGAAACAACAGCACCTTTTGGTGATTTATATCTTCAAGGTAACACCCTTACAATATCAACTAGATCAATCGGAATAAAGGACATGTCCGGTGTGGAATATTTAGATTTTGGATCTAATGTTGTGATAGGATCAACTGTAATTTCAGGCGATACATTACTAGCTTTCCAGGATCAATTAAAAACAACCGAATTAACTGATGTTGCCATAGCCGGAGTTGAAGATGGAAATATTATAGAATGGAATGCGGACACATCTAAGTGGGTTCAAGCAGATTTCTCACTTGATCCAGCTATTTTAGATATTTCTCAAAAAAATATTGCGGAATTAAATGATGTTGCACCCAATACCTATATAGAAGGTATGATGTGGCAATATAGTCCATCAGCGAACGCTTGGGCAAGCCTCAATCCGAGTGATCTTGACTTAGATTTTCCTAAAGCTAAAACGTTTTCAGTTAATTCTGGAACCTCCGCCGAGCACCCAACAGGCACAGTAAGATATACTTCTTCACGAACAATTCAGATTTTAGCCGGCCAGGTTGTAGTAGATACCTTTGATATAAATATATATAGAACTGCTAAGTACATTGTCACCTGTGAAGATTATACCACAGATAACAAAGCTTATTGGATGGGTCAAGCAATGTTGGTTCATGACGGAACAAATACAGGACTGTCTCTTTATGGAGACGTGGAAATAGGTTCAGTTACAATGATGCCTATAATTGAGTCAGATATAACAGGCTCTAATGTTCGATTAAAAGTTACCACTTCTTCTGATCAACAAGTAGTTACTGTTCATCGAACAGTGTTTGATAATTATCTATAGAACATCTAAGGAATTTAATTAATGCAACAGCAAGCAACCGTATCATTAGGTATAATTGATTTAGAAAATTTAACGGTCAACTTAAAACCTAAAGCTCCGGAACCTGGTAATAATCCTGTCGGTTTGGGTACTACGGAAGCCCCGTTTGGAGATTTATTTCTTCAAGGTAATACTCTTACATTATCTACCAAATCGATTGGAATAACAGAACAAGATGGTGTTGAATATTTAGATTTTGGATCTAATGTTATGATAGGGTCTACCACTATCACCGGAACTAGATTACTTGCATTTGGAGATCAACTAAAAATATCCGCATTAACTGATGTTACTATCGAGGGAATCGCAAATGGAGATATCTTAAACTGGGATAAAGCTGCATCAAAGTGGATTGCTGGTCCCGGAACTACTCCGGACAATTTAGACATTTCTCAAAAAAATATTGGGGAATTAGAAGACGTTGCAGCATCAGTATATGCTGATGGTATGATGTGGCAATATAATGATTCATTGAGTGCTTGGAAAGCTGTTAATACAAATCTTCTAGAGTTTGAAGATTTTCAGGTTAAGGGTACTTTTACAGTTAATTCTGATATGATGTTTTCTACTTCACGAACACTTGCCATTACTGCAGGAGAGGTTGTTGCAGATACTTTTAATATAAATACATTCAGATCCGCCAAGTACATTGTTACCTGCGAAGATTACACTTTGGGTACGACGGCATATTGGACCGGTGAGATAGCATTAGTTCATGATGGAACAGATACAGAACAGGTAATTTATGGTGAAGTAGAATTAGGTGCGATTTCAATTGAACCCGGAATCGCGGCAGATATATTAGGGACAGATGTTCGGTTAAAAGTTACTACTTCTTCTGATCAACAAGTGGTTACTGTTCATCGAACAGTGTGTACCAATTATGACGGAACTCCATGGGCACCTTAACTTTTAGCAGAACATTTAAGGAAGATTAACAATGGCAATGAAACAGTTTAGAGTAAGAAGTGGAATTCTTTCAGATGGGGATTTAACTCTTAATAATACTTCTACCGGCGGTACAGTAGCAACTGGTGGAAAAATTTTAGAATTAGATAATAATTCTAATGTCCATGTCCGCACATTCGCACAAGTAAAAGCAGAAATAGATGCAGGTGAATTAGAATCAGTAGTAGCCGGTGATGGTATTACTGTTTCCGCCAAAGCAGGCGGCGGAGTTGGAACTGATACGCAAACGGTTACACTAGGCACACCATCTACAATAACCTCCTCTACTACAGATGCTGTAACAGTAGACTCTCATACGCACGCCATTACCGGATCCAATGATACTAGCGGAGCAACTCAAGAATACATATTAGCAGCAAATACAACTGGTGGAGTTAAAGTAGAAGAATTCGCAGCAGCCGGAGATGCTACATTTTCAGCTAATGTAGCTATTGATGGAAGCCTATTCGTTGACGGTGCACTTACCTATGTTAATGCAACGAATTTAAGTGTCAGTGATCCTTTAATTACTTTATCCGCAAATGGTGATTCAGTTGATCCTACCCATGATCAAGGTCTTATGATCAACAGAGGTAATTCAGCGAATGTTGCTTTTATATGGGATGAATCAGAAGACGATTTTACATTTATTACAACTACTGATGGTGGATTATCAACAGGAAGCCTAACTGTTACAACTTATGCTAATGTTAGTGCTCTGGAATTTTATTCGCGCGGTACAGATGATTCATCAAGTGGTATAACTGGTTCTATTCGAACAGACGGCGGTATAGGAGTTGCTAAATCAGTTTTTGCTAATGTTGTACACGCCGACGGAACAACTAATGCTACATCTAATACAACAGGCCAATTAATATCATCCGGCGGTTTAGGAGTAGCGAAAGCAGCTGTTGTTGGAGGAGATTTAACTACTTGGACCGATACGTATCAAAAAGATATAACACGAACTCTAGTAGCAGATGCTACTATCGCAGACGCAGCTAATGCATGGTTATTTGAAGTTCCCATAGCGAATTGGTCTGCCGGAGAGGTGGCTCTGAAATTAAAAGCAGGAGCTAATGAAACTGAATTTCGCAAGTATCTATTTTGTGAAAGTGGAAGCGGAACAGTAGAAAATAATCAATATGGTGGATTAGGTCATGATATTATTGCAACAATAACTTTTGATACAACCGATGGTTCGGGTTCTACAGCAGGCGCAACTCATATAGGAATGAACGTTCTCAATGGAGACGGAGTTGAAATAGAAGCCAAAGTAGAAGCAACCTTTCATAGCGTATAAACGACATGTCAACAGTACCATTTAAAGCAACAGGCGGAATAGAAGTAGAGGGAGATTTTAAACTTGCAAATCTTCCAAGTGGGTCTCCAGCATCCGGTGGAAGAATTCTTTCATTGTCGCCAGGTGGAGTAGCCCATTATAGAACACATGCCCAGATGAAATCTTCGGTTGATGCTGGCCGATTAGATGAAGTTGTTGCCGGCAATGGAATGCAAGTATCTGTTCGACCAGGCGGTGCGGATGGAAATGATACACAAACAATTACATTAGGCACGCCGGATACATTAACAGCTATTACTACAGATGCCGCTACCACTACATCGCATACACACGCGATAACTTCTTCTGATGATACTAGTGCGGCAAGTGCATCTACATTATTATCAGCTAATTCAACAGGTGGACTTAAAGTAGCAGAACTTGCAACTGGAACTTCTATAAAAATAACAGATCACGTAACAAAGCCCGCGATAACTGCGAATAAGCTGTATTCCAATTCTTCCGGTTTATTTTGGGAAACCACTGATTTAGCTGTCGGGACAGGAACCGCTACCGGTCAGTTTGTCACTGGAATTGCGATAGCAATGGCAATTGCTCTAGGATAGTACTAGAAAAAGGATAAATAAATCATGGCAAGTACTTTTAAGAATACCACAGTAAGATCAATTGGAACATCGGCTACAGATGTCGGATCAGCTGTTCCAGCTGGCACTGAAGTTACAGTAATAGGGTTGTCATGCGCAAATATAACCGCTTCTCAAGTCAAAGCAACTATTGCTATGAGTGATGGAACAAATGTAACGAATATAGTTAAAGACGTACCCATACCTGCTAATTCTAGCTTAATAGCAATTGGCGGTGATCAGAAAGTTGTTTTAATGGTAGGGGACAGAATCGTCGTAACATCAGATACCGCATCTAGTTTGGATGTATTAATGTCTTTCTTGGAGATTACATAAAATGGCATATTTAGGATCACCCTTTACGTTCGACTCCCGAATTCCGGATCCCGGCACAACAGATCAAGTTTTAAAAAGCGATGGCGCTGGAAATTGGACTACTGCAGATCCAGGCCATCTCAATTTACCATCAGGCGCTTTAGATGAAGTTTTAACACATGACGGAACAAATTGGGTTTCCGCAGTATCAGCAGGCGGAGGCGGTGGTTCAACAGAAGCCATTGCAACCGGAGCATTGTCTGATGGACAATCAGTTATTCTTAAATCAGATGGAACAGTTGAAATAGTCTCAAATCCTATTGGGTATATAACAGCACCGCTCGCAGATGATGGTTCCAACACAAGAACCCAAGCCCACAACTCAACCAATGCTGCGCAATACCAGTCTGTTGATTTTGATCCGAATGATCCAAATAAATTTGTGATAATTTATAGAGACGTTTCACAATATGTAATGGCTGCTAGTGTAGGTACAATAAGTGGTTCAACTATATCATTTCCTCTGTCTCCTTTTATAATGCCTTGGACGGCGCATGGCTACGCCCCGAAAGTAAAATATCATCCTTCCACCATGATTCCAGGGACGCCCCCGCAGAGCCCTTTAATCGCGATAGGTCAGGCAGATGGAATGAATGGGATGAAGATAATTCTGTTGTCTTATGGTGGTTCTTCTGGTCTGTTCATCATTGGATCCGGATCATCCGGCATGACAAACATGCCCTCGAGCGGTATGCCAATGGATTATTACGGGGCTTATACAATGTTTGATTGGGATACTGCGTATACAGGATCCGGTAACGCAACAAATCGGTTTCTTCTATCTTGGGAAGCCAATCACGATCCCGTGATGGGCTCAAGCACCGAAACTTATCTGATGGCCGGAACATGCGCTGACAATGGTGGCTCAGTTGCCTTCGGAACCGTGGGCCAGGCAGATCATATGCTACAAACAAATAACGGCTCAAATATTGGTACCAATACATGGGAAAGACCTATTGCATTCGATCCGAATACTGCAGGTAAGTTTGCATATGTGCAACCTGTTCACGCTAGTCAAGACATGCAGATGAGAATTGGTACTATATCAGGAACTACCATTACCCTCGGCACCGCAGTCAAACTCGACGCAAGTGGTGGAGCTGACCGGTATTCTCATTCTGAATTAATGTGGAATACCGCGGTCTCCGATCTTGTATTAATATCATGGTGCCGCGATAACCATGGTGATAAACCTGCAATTGCAATTGCAACTGTTTCAGGAACTACTCTAACAATAGGAGCCCCACTTGAGATACATACTTCTGGATATGGTGTTAAAACACCATGGCGGATAATGGAGTTTCTTGCAGACAAAATTTTCGCTGTAGGATATATAAATACACAGGGCATGTACGGCGCATTATTTCATCAAGCCTTTTCATGGACCGGTACAACCATATCTGCCCCTTACACCAGGACAGAAATTTCACATCCCACTAACCTCGTAACTACTCAGTCCGAAAGCAATTTTGCAAAGACACCCCAAGCTGCCAGTACTGGAAGTAAAATACTTGCTTTCTATTACCAGGGTTTAAACCCTTCCAATGATCCTGTGTTCACACAATCTACGTTTTATGGTTCAGCCGGAACCAATCTTACTGCAACTAATTTCTTAGGTATTTCCGATGATGCATATGCAAGCGGCGCGACAGCAACAATTCAACTTCCCGGCGCAGTTGACGATGCACAATCAGGTTTAACAATAGGAACCAAATATTATTTACAAGGAGATGGAGTCTTATCTGCAACTGCGAATACACCGGAAGTTTTAGTGGGAACGGCAGTTGGCACAACGAAAATATTATTAGCTGATTCTGCCGTGTTAAAAGACATCACACTAGATAGAACTGCAGCAACCGCAGCTATAACAGCACATCAAATTACTAGAGTAGCAGCCGAAGCGACAGTATTGTCCAGTGCAGCAACCGACGCAACCACTAAAGCAAATGCGGCTCAAGCATCCGCTCAAGCAGCAGGAGTCGCCGCAGCTTACGCCGTCGATACTTTACAAATTGTTGCATCTGGATCTTTGGCAAATGGAAATAAAGTTATTCTTCAGGCAGATGGAAAGGTTAAACTAGTTGCCAATAATCCGGCACCGCTGGATACTCCAACTACCGATACTCAATCGCAAACGATGGGTGGAAGGATGGATGAACCTACAGTGGCTCAAGGCAGTAGTCAAACAGATCAACCACAGCAGAAAGCGTTCATTTCTTGGGATCCACTTGACGAGAATAGATTCATCATAGGATATAAAGACGAAAACGCGCCAGTTGGAACAGGTTATCCAAGGGCCGTAGTAGGAACAATATCTGGTACAACTATAACATTAGGTACTCCAGTTGATATCACTACGGATAACGATAGTAGTCCTGTTGCTATACATTTTCATCCAGATGTAGCTGATTTGGTAGCAATTGCATACGGCGCCGACTATATGGGTACAAAAAGTCCAATACTTACATTTGGAATGATTGAAAACGCACCGACTGCGCGATTTGTGCCCAAATCTTCTCTTAATATGCATCTGGGTGCTTCATACGGCTCGAGTGTACCTCATTTCGAAAAAGGTAATTTCTGCTTTGATTGGGATCGCAATTCAAGTGGTAGTACCAGAGAATATGCTTGTGGCATGGATGTTTGGTTTGATTATTCCGGTGCAGTTAACTATCGAATGCCAGTTTTGAGAGCAGGTAAAGTTACTGTGGACGCTACTACTATAACTCCAGGTTCAGCAACATGGCCACGAGGGCTTTTCACTGCTGGTAATTATCAATGGGGCGGTGGACAAATTAAATCTTTACGATTTGATCCTAATACTCACAAGAAATTCTTTTGGATACATCATTACCCTTCAGGAGGAGGCGGAATAGGTCACGCTTTACGCATAGTTAATTTAGATTCAAATAATTATCCTAGTTTGGGTTCAGAAATACAGCTTACGGGACAAGGTGTAGATAATAGTGATGACGGGGCCTACTGTGAATGGAATCCTGCTATAGCAAACCAAATCGTATTTTCAGGTAAGACATATAATCCCGCTACAATGTGCGTAGGAACAGTAAGTGGAACTTCAGTATCTTGGGGAACTAGGTTTACCCCAACTGCCACAGACTGGGAGGCTTCCCATCCAGGGTACACCGCACCGTCACAACCATGGAATATTTTCTTTGCACTCGGCGCCGCTCAAGGTAGATTTTACGGCGTAACAACCGCTTTTTCCTCGTCAGCTGACCTCATATGCCAAGCCTTTAATATTACTGGTACTACTATAACGGAGGTTGGTTCCCCGGTAACAATTGCTGATCACGACTGGTTTGATAATACTCTAACTTATCCTTGGCACGCTGCGGCATCGGCTTCCGGAAGGAAATTTATGGTGAGCCATACTGAAACGACTGGAGATACTCAACTTACTACTGGTACAATCGGATCAGAAGGAGTAACAAATCTTACTGTAGATAATTTCTTAGGAATTTCCGATGGTGTATATGCTGATGGAGCAACAGCAACAATTCAACTTTCTGGAGCTACAGATGATGCTCAATCGGGCCTAACAACCGGTTCTACATATTACATACAACCTAATGGGTCTTTAGCTACAACTTCAGGTACACCTTCCGTTTTCGCTGGCACAGCACTTTCAGCAACAGAATTATTAATTGCTGCCACTCGTCCAGGCGTGGTGGGTTCGCAATTACCATTACCAGGAACAACAGGAAAAATTTTAACAAGTGATGGAACAAATTGGACTTCCGGAGATGCTCCAGTGGAATTACCAACAGCAGGAGTGGCCGGAAAAGTTTTAAAAAGTGATGGAACAAATTGGATTTCCGGAGATGAAGCGGAATTACCAACTCCAGGATTAGCCGGATACGTTTTAAAAAGTGATGGAACAAATTGGGTTTCCAACGCTGAGACAGATCCCGGATTACCAGTAGCAGGAACAGCAGGAAAACTTCTAACAAGTGATGGAACAAATTGGACTTCTGCTGACGCAGTTCCGGGTTCCGGAAGATTTGAAGCTGTAGCTTCCGGTGCATTAGCTGATGGAGATAGAGTTATTCTTCGCTCAGATGGAAAAGTTGAACATGCCATTCCACAAGGAGCACTAGGAGTTAGTACTGATGCTCAGGGTACAGCTCTTCAAGGGGTCAATGGCGATATAAGGAATGATAGATGGGGATCAACTATAGACTTTGATCCGAATGACGATAATAAATTCGTAGTAGGATATTGGGATAGTTCCGGTGCAACTGGAACTTATTTGCAGATGGTAGTTGGTACACTAACAGGCACAACTATATCATGGGGTACTCCAGTAGATATTGAAACCGCTGCACCTCAAGGTGGTAGTATGATTTCTTTTAAATTTCATCCTACCCAAGCTAATTTGATAGGAGCTGTATACGGTACTGACGGAACCGGCGCTACACAAACCAACGGCGCACACTTTGGTGTTGCAACTGTAACAGGAACATCACTTAGCTGGTATCCTTTACTTGATTTTGAAGCAGGACAAGACTGTTCTGGAGGTTCCCAGCAGGGCACTCCTGATGCTACATTCTCATTCGATTGGGATTCACAGTTTACAGGAACAGGATTTAGATGCGCTTGGCAAAATGAATTTGCGGTTGGTGGAACAAGCGGAGAGAAACTCCATAATGCTGGATCAGCTATAATTTCACCTGTTGGAGCCGGACCACATACGTTGACGGCTAGCACAACAGCTTATCGTTTGGACAATCGAACATATACCGGTGGTGTTGTTAGAATTAGAAGTTGTCGATTTGATCCTTTTACGGAAGGCAAATTTTTTGCTACGTTTGCGAACCACAACGGTGGTGAACCTAGAATGGTTATTATTGAGCTTGCCTCGAACGCAACTACTATGACTAAAGGTTCCGCAATTCAGATTCATTTCGGAATCGGAAGCACAGAAGGATCAGAAAATGATCACTACATGGAATGGAATCCCAATAGACAAAATCAACTCTTATTTTCATTCAGGCGGAAAAATGCTAACTACACCGAAACACCGGAATTAGTATTAGGAACAGTAGCAGGAACCGGCGTGACTTTTGGTTCACTTTTTGTTTTGGATTCCGGACAAGGCTGGAATTATGGCGGTGCTTCTCCAGTGCAAATATCCTGGGACCCCAATGATGCTGACAAATTTTTCGGTGTATGGAGCCCTGCATCAGGCGCCTCTTATTACTCACAGACAATCAACGCACAAAGATTTTTACTTACAGGCTCGGGAACGACAATAACTGCTGACGGTACTCCGACGGAAATGACTCCAGGACCTGAGAATGGTCATACCTGGAACAGTAATTCCGGTTACGAAAAATTTACTGCTGCATTGAATGCTTCCGGAACTAAATTAATGGTTAATCACATGTTTGACGGTGATGGTTCCAGCTCCGGTGGTTATGTTGCCGGATCGGGAAAAACCAAATTTACTACTGGAGCAGTTAATATAGCCGGTACTCCGAATATTACTACAACTAATTACATAGGAATTTCTGACGGAGCATATGCAGATGCGGCTACAGCAACAATTCAAACTGGCGGTGCTATTGATGATGCCCAATCAGGTTTAACACCTGGTTCTGTATATTATTTACAATCAGATGCATCTGGAACTTTATCTACAACTGCAGATACACCTTCTGTTATCGCGGGAACTGCGCTTTCAGCAACAGAATTATTAATTGCTGACGGAGTAGGAACATCTGCTGGAGGAGGAGGCGGTAGTGGAGCGGTTGAGTCCTTATCATCATTAGTAGAAAAATATCCTACAGGTTCTACATACCCACTTCCTGCACAAACTATTGCTGTAGGCACAGATAAGCTATTACTTTCAGAAACATTCCTACAGACAGGTGAATTAACTGTTAATGGAGTCTTACGTTTAGGAAAACTTTTTGAAGAAGAAACTCCAACTGGAGTGACTCTTATTACGGGTGGTTTTAATGTAGTGGGTTCCGGTACACTAACAAATGCCCAACCTTTAGTTTCAAACTATGATGATAATTTCTTAGACAATAAAACTGGTGATCTTGATCTTGGAGTTAATATAACTAATCGAGCCACCGGCGTACTTGGTGCAGGAGTTGATTTATCTGCTACAACAGGCACATTAACTTCAAGTCATGTTATTGGGACTGATGTAACAGGTGTATTAGGATCGGGTATTACCGGTCAACCTACTATCGCCGGTACAAATTTTACAGGCACAATTAATACAGCTGTTCAGGATAATATTACAAGAGTAGGAGCAGTTGTTGCAGGATCAATTGAAAACACCGTTACAGGTGGCGGAGGATTGACCGATGGTTCAAGTTTAACATCATTAGATTCCATTTCAAAAGGTGCAATAGAATCCGGCGGAACATCAGCTCATGGTGTAAATCCAGTGTATCCGGCATATCTTTCGACCTCCACTACGGGCGCTGCGAAGGTCGCAGAGGACGCATCCGGTACACGTATTCCGATGGGATTAGGATGGGATTACTTAGGACTTGTACGCTATGAAGGAGGTTGGATGTATGGAACTAATGATTCTCCACATCTTTTAAAAGTTCCACTTTCTTATGGACTAGCGACCTCATCCAAGCACAGGTATTCTCAATACATGATAAAAATTCCAGGTATATCATGTTATGCACTCAATGATCGCCTTGGAATGCAGATGTGGATTCAACAAATGAACACGGCTTCATCTACAAGTCCTTTAAGCCCATCTATTGTTTTTAATGCTGCCGCGAAGGCCGGCGCCAAGCACGCTTATTGCGCCACAACGCTAAAAACCGATGGAACATCTACAATAATGAGTAGCCAAAATGGAGATATAGTTCCCGTACAAGCTTTCACTGCCGGCAGTGGTCAAGGCTCATCAGTTTTTGATCATTATAAGACCCAAATAACTATATTCATTGATAATGCTCAGGTTGGCGGAGGACGTTGTAGACAGCCGCCTAGATTTCATTGGATAGCTTGCAGCAACTATGGAGCAGATCCCTATTATGAGAGTCCTAATTATGTAACTGAAAATCTCTATGGACAATATACAACTGGAATGTGCACCCTCGCAACAACAGATGGTCAATATAATCATGGAGCAGATATGTGGAAACAAGCATATAATTATCAATTCGCCGCTATTGAGTTTAGAGGTCTTTCAGCGCCCAACAACAGCGGATCTGCTATACTGCAGCAAGGCCTTCAAACGCGGTTCAAACACGCACAATTTCCATTATCAGATATGACCGTACACGGTCCGGGCTACCAAAGCTTCGTCCACACGCACTCGAACCCCATGGGCGGCATGGGTGAAGATACGATAGGAGAAGGAGCATATCTTTATGGATTAAGGAATGGAATAGCAGAAAACACTAGTTCTACACAATATACACATTATGGAGTTGGTTACGGCTTTGATGGTGCATAAAATATTTAATAACAAGATCAATTAATAAAAAGAGCAATATGGCAAATAAGATACAAATGGGAACCGGCGATCCAGTTTTTTATGAAAATGACGAGCGCATGGATATTGCAGTTGCTAGAGCAGAGCGCAACAATCTATTAGCTGAAAGTGATAAATATATTGTTACGGATTATCCAACAGCTAAAAAAGCTGCATGGAAAACTTACAGACAAGCACTCAGGGATTTTTCATTTCCTGGTGCGGATGATGATGTGTTAGTTGACCCAGTTTGGCCTACTAAACCAGAATAATTTAAAAAGGAAAAAAATGGCAGATTTTATTATAAAACCAGCAGTAGGTGATAACCTAAAAATCCAAGATGCGGCAGGAGGAGCTGCCATTTCTGTGATGGCTGGAGCAGATACTACAATAAAATCCTCTTCAGGTCAAAATCTAGTTTTACAGGCGACAAGCGGTGACCTTATTTTCAATGATGATCAAGGTACTGAACAATTGAAGATATTGGCTACAACCGGAGCCACTACATTTGGATCTTATAATCCTACCGGAGGAATGAGAGGTAATTTACAAGTGGTACAAGGTTCCGGCACAGATATGACTGCTAGCACAGGAGTAAATAATATTACTTTTGGAGGCGGAATATTACAAGTGGTATTTACATCGAAATTTGCAAACTCTAAATATGCTATGCAGTTAGATACTGTTATCACTGGATCTGATTCAGCTTTTTTTAATTGGTCTGTAAACGGAACTGTGGTAGGATCTACCTCAACAGTTTTTTCCGGTATGTCAGTGACCGGTGGTCATGTCGCATTCACTAACAATGATGGTAATCAGACCGTAGCCGCTAGTCCAACAGTGGGAGCACTCACTTTACCAGTGTCTTCAAGTTTTACATATCAGTCTTCAATTGCGGCTGCTGCAACTGTTACTATAATAGGAATGGTAAGTGCTCCTACCGGAGATCTTACTTTAAAATCGACAGCTACAACTTTAACCGTAGAAGAAATAGGATAAGAGGTCGCTAAACCATGGCAGATTCAATTATAAAAGCAGGGACAGGTGATAACCTGAAAATACAGGATGAGGGCGGAACAAACATAATTAGTGTTCCTGCCTCTGGCGATACTATCATAAAGGCCAGACCTAATCAAAAATTAATATTTCAGCCTGCAACAGGTGGGGACATTTCTTTTAATGATGATCAAGGTGTAGAGCAGATAAAGATAGCAGCAACTACGGGAGCGACAACCACAGGCCCTGGTGTCGTGATTGACTTTGGTGGTTCGGGAATCCAAGAACATGCGATGGTTGGATCATCAACAAACATGACCAAATCGGGCGCGCCCAGTGCTGCAGATCTAACTTTTGGAGAAACAAACGTTACAGATGGGCAGAACTGGCAGTTCACTGGTGGTTCAACTACTGCTACCTTCAACGAAGGATTCGCTGATGGAGGTTTATGGAACACTGTAATTACTGGTCAAACTGCGCTTAACACAAATGGCGGCGCCCTCATGGATACCAGAATTCATGTTGGATCGGAATTCGTTCCAAGCCAAGCCACTCCTCCTACTATTACTCCCGGAACATGGACTTTATCAACTTCCAGTACTTCAATAAGCCCTAGCTCAGGTAATCTACCGGCAGGAATTACAGTTGGAGCAACCATTACCCTTCCTCCTACTGTTGTAACCGGCAGTTCATATTTTACTGGAATGGCCGGCCCTCCTAATGGAGGTTCAGTCTCAGTTAATGCCGGCTCGACTACCATTAACGCAGGTGGATTCACTTTCACCAACAACCCTCCATACGGACCAGTTTTAGTTGGAGCAACAATATCCGGATCGCAAGGTTGGATTGCCGGCGGAACAACAGCTATAGTCGTCAACGCCACTTCGATAATAATGAGCCAGCCTGCAGTGGGTAGTGGATATGGCCCATTGACATTTACAAATCCAGGATCGACAACGGATTGGCTTTCGGGTGCGGGTGGCACGGCTACGATTACTGCACTTACTAGTTCGTCAGCAATGACGTTAAGTTCTACTCCGTTAGCTTCAGGTACTTCTTCTGCCTCAACCATTTCTGGCGGCTCATATGGCCCAACTAATCTCACGGTTGTAAATATTCCTAGCTCCAGGATATCGTTAAATTTGTCCTCGGCGCTCCCTTGCTCAGGCGGAACCGCGATCCCTTCTTCTACATTTAACTACACGACTGCTTTTCCTCCAGCTATTTTGCCTGGAGCAGTACTGTCCACTTCCGGTGCCGGATGGTTGACTAATGGAACCGCAGTTGCAACAATTGTTGATGCTACCACAATAACCTTGACTCTGCCTGCACTGGGTTCTGGACAAGTCACTCCCGTAACATTTACACATGTGTTGGGCGGTCCATTAACGGTTACTTTTACAGCAAAAGCAGCTAATTCTAAATATTTACTACAGACGCGGACAGCGGTTATTTTGGGAGATGGAGATCAAATTGGATTACAATGGATCGTTAACGGTAGTTCAGATTTAGGTCATTCTGATCCCATCGCGATAGGAAACGGAATGTCAGGCGGGCATCCGCAATATTACAATAATAAATGGATTCAACAAGGCGGCCCAGGCGGCCAGGCACAGACGATGTTAGCTTCACCGGTGGGAACGGATTGGATACTGCCTGTTTTTGCTTCCTTTTTATATACGTCCACAATCGCAAAGGGTGCTACTGTAACAGTAACAGCCAGAGTAAATGGAACAACGACAGCGGAGATACTGTCGCAGTCTTCAACATTAACAGTAAAAGAGATACAAACATGATTATTCAAATAAAACATGCACTAGCAGAACTTGGTGCAGAATACACTCATTATCTGGGTGAGGACATTAATAGTATTGTATGGAAAGAAGGTGCAACTGAAATAGCTGTTGATGTTATACAAGCTGAGATGGACAGGCAGCAGGCTATTGAGGATAAGACGGCTACCGACAACGCGTCATATCTTGCGCGCCTAGAAGGTGAACATGCTGAGTGGGTAGCTCTGCCAGAATGGACAAGGCTTCGGATGGCTTCATATCCAAAATGGGACACACAACTTGAAATGCTATATGATGATGAAATAAATGGTACTACAACATGGAAAGATGCTATTGCACTAGTTAAATCAGATATTCCAAAAGAATAACCTACATTAAGGATGTAGCTTAAATATTATTGTTATTATGTGTGGTTTTTTTGGTATAAGTGACAGATCCTTAATTGATACTGATTTCAGTGATATAGATGAAAGAGGAGAAATTAGTTTTTCTGCTATCTTTAACCCTTCATTTTTCCATCAAAGTATTCTTCCCGTCACCGGAACATTCCCGGGTCCTCAAGTATTTGATACAGGCGATTATTATTTTACATATGTGGGTGAAATATATAACGCGCCTACAAAGGGCTTCGCTAATGATACGGAATGGTTAGCAGAAAAAATAAGAAGACAGGATTATAATTTTGATGAAGTGAACGGACAATATGCAATTTCTGTTTATGACAAAAAAAATTTAACTATAACATTAATTAGAGATCCTATAGGGCAAGTACCTCTTTTCTATTATAATAAAAATTGTTTAATTTATAGTAATACTATAAAATCTATTGCCACAACTGTTAAAACAAAATTAGATAAAGACTTCCTCAAACGTTGGCACCAAACACGTCATTATATATTTGATAAAACTCATTATAGAGATATTAAGTTATTTCCCAAGGGTTTAATAATCACTTATAACATGCGCGGTAGAGCTCTTAAATCGCGCGTTATTAAACCGAAACATGTTTATGATGGCAATATATTACAATTGTTAAAAAACATGCAACGTTCATATTCGACCCATCGAGTCAATTGTGGAATAGTTTCGGGTGGAGTAGATAGTTCTGTTATATCTGCTCTTTTTAAAGATAGTTTAGATCATTATGTAACGACAATTAATGAAGATAAATGTTGGGCTTCGGCGGATATTAAAAAATATGGATTTGAGCCTAGAGTGGAAGTTAAAAACGATGAAAAACAATGGTGTGAAGCAGCAATAGAATATATTCAAAAATCATATATGATTCCCTATACTTGGAGTTATGTTGGATATTACATAATGGGTAAAGCAATGAGCCCTCGTGTAAAAGTAATGTTGACGGGAGAGGGAGCAGATGAAATATTTGGGGGTTATGATTTATATAAAGATAATAAGCTTTCCAAATATTCTAGAGTAGCTGACGGAAAAAACCTAAATGCTAAATACAAACATCAAGTAGCAAAACAAATCTCTAAAGTTAATAATGTAACTCAAACAAATAAGTATTTGGATCAGAGATCCTTTCTCCCTTGTGCAGCTATTGGCGCAAATTTGGCATTAGGAATGAGCTGTATAGAGTCAAGAAATCCTTTTTTAGATCATACTATATTTTATAATGATGCTTTTGTAAATGATATAGGAAAAGAAAAATTAGTAGAAATATTTAAGAAAGAATTTAAGTTTGCCCCGCCTAAAAAACAAGGTTTTTCAGGATACATGAATGAACTCTACAATCACATTAATAATACAAATATAGCGAATGATTCAAAAGATATAAGTCTTTGGAAAGATGCGTGTTATCAAATAATGGAATCAGTATGATAGATTTTTGGGTTGGATATACGCCAGGACGCGAACAGGTTAATAGGAAATGTAGATTTTCTTTAGAAAAATTCGGAGTAAAAACTCATAGTGTTCCTCATTATTATGTTAAAAATACGAACAATCCTTTTGCCAGAACAAGATACTTAGTTCCGTTAATTGATTATAATGAAGATAATAAATGGGTAGCGTTTGTCGATGATGATTTTATATTTTTTAAAAATCCCTTGAGTTTAGCTAGAGATTTAGATGAAAATAAAATGGTATATTGTTGTAAGCATGAGAATTATGTTTCAAGAGGCGAAGTTAAAATGGGCGGACAATATAAAAATGTGAATTATCCTAGAAAGAATTGGTCAAGTTTTATGATATTTAATAAAGAAAAATATTCATTGACTTGCAAAGAAATATTTCATGCACCCATGAGTTATTTACATCAAATGGAGTGGGCAGAACCCGAAGAAAAATATATAGGATCAATTCCTTTAGAGTGGAATTGGTTAGTAAATGAACCAAATTATCCTGATAAGGAGGATATTGGTGCCGCTCATTTTACTTTAGGCGGTCCCTGGTATAAAACTAACGTTGATAAAGAGTATCTTAAATCAACATATGATAAACATTGGATAGAAATGGAAGAATATGATTTCAATAAAGATTGGTCATAAGGATTCAGACCAGCGAAATATTATAAAAGCTTTACAAAAATTAAAACAAGTGGTGTCACGTGAAGGTACTCTCAATGATGTGAAAAAACGAAGATATTTTGTTAAACCTTCTATGGCAAAAAGGTTAAAAAAGGAAGAAGCGGCTAGACAGCGAATAAAAGATTTTCGCAAAGACATTAAACAGGTCGAAAGACTGGAACAACAAATGTGGGGATAAACATTTGAATTACGAAGAAAAACTAAAACAAAATCCAAAATCTAAGAGAAAATTTAAGGATAGTCTTATGAGCTATGTAATGACTCAATTACCTATGGATCATGAAAAAACTATTGCTTTATTCGCAGAGAGAGCTCTTTTTGAAGCATATCAAAACGGCCAGCAAGATAAGCGTAGATAATGCTTGATTTTTTATAAATTTTATTATATAATATAGATTTAAAAGCGAATATATTATGGCTCCAATTCATGAATACACAATAGAAATTTTATATCATTTTACCTGTGGCTGTTGTCAAGAATGGTGGAGTTATACTCATACTCCTAGTAAATTAGAGATGGATTTAAGTCTCCCTGATAATGAAAAATTATGGTGCCCTCATTGTGGTCACTATCAAATAACAAAATTGAAAGAAGGATTTCCGATATGAATGAAGTGAATGATCATAGGATCGACCATGATGCAGCCTTATCTAAAGCGGTTTTTGACCATGA